ATATAAATTGTAACCTGCGGTATTATCAACATCATTACCATTGAATGTAAATCTACTATCTCGGCTGTTAAAATATGCTTTTGTAGTTCCTGCATCAGTTTCAAATACTGTAAAGTCATTTTGAAGACTAACAGTGCTGGCATTTTTAATGGTTAAATCACTGGCTCCACCTGGACCAAAAATATTTCCACCGCTGACAGTTAAATCACCTACCACTGTGACATCATCGTTGCTGAGCGTGATCGCTGTTGCACTACTGGATTTAATATCATTACCGGTTACAGTTAAATCTCCTGCAACTGCGACATCACCATTTATTGAAGATGTCATAATTGCTGTTGCTCCACCACTGCCAAGAATAGTATCGCCATTTAATTCTAAAAGGCCTTCCACTGTGACCTTGCCGTATGGACCTAGTGTAATAGCTGTGGCTGCACCACTGTCTTTAATAATATTACTTGTAACTGTTAAATCACCTACCACAGTGACATCATCGTTGCTGAGCGTGATCGCTGTTGTTCCATCATCTGCGGCAATTAACGGTGTTTCTAAACCGTGTCGTGCCTTAAAATTCTTTGTTGTCATAATTCATTGTCCTTATGAATAAACTACTATTGTAGTTTTTAAGCTAAACTATCACGCAATACCGTGAATACTGTGCTGGTAGCACTGGCTGGTGTTACAAGAAGTTGTAATACACCACCACTGACATTTGCATCAAAATTTGCTAATCTTGAATTGTTAAACAATTCTCCATATATTGTAATTAACGCGGTTGAAGAACCAGTTCTTAATATTAATGCTTCGCAACAATGAAAATTTGAACCTTGCACCATATTAATTAAACATTTCATTACATCTTTAGTAGCGTCTGCAGTTGTAAGAGCAAATTGAGTTGTGCTAGTTCTTGTTGCTGTGGCAACCACGCGACTTGCTAATGTTCCTGTGATATATTCTGTTGTTGCTGTTACAGTGGTGGCACTAAGGTTAGTGGAATTAATGGTAGTAGCACTAATAGTGCCTGCACTAAAATTACCGCTGGCATCACGACTAACAATGGCATTTGCTGTATTAGCACTTGTAGCTGTGCTGCCTAATGTTATCACTGTGCCGCTTGTGTATGTGGCTGTGATGCCACCGCCATCAGTTAACTTAACTGTGTCTGTGGTTGAATTACTGCCAACTAGATTTAAGTTAGCACCACCAGTTGAAGTTGTTGCGTTAAAGTCGTAGGTTGTATTAGTATCACCAGCAACACCACCAACAGTTGTGCCATCACCTACCCACAATGTTCCTACACCTGCACTTGCGTAATCAGTGACAAAAATTAATTCACCATTTGCCGGCGTTATTGTCAAACGCTGTGCGTTTGTTCCTCTTCTTAGTTGTAATGCCATATCTTAAAATCCTTATGTTGGGTCAACTTGCCACACAAATGTTTCTATATCTGTGCCTGCTGTTACAGGGTTTTCTACTACACTGAGTAGGCCTAAATCTAATTGGTATGGATTAACACCTAAACCATCAGGAAAGCCCAAAGAGTAATCTATTGGTCCAAAATTAATGTTTGTCATTGTTCTCCACAGCCAGTAACCGTTGTTTGGTGTAACTATAAATCCAAAATCTATATTAAGCAATGCTTGCTTTATATTTAGCACATCTGAACTGCTACCACCTGGGTCTGGATTCCAACTAATATTACCATCTAAATCAACATTTACATTTGGGCTAAATCTACCAAAGTTTTTCTTGTTACCCAATCTTGCTTTTAAGAAGTATCTGCGTTCTGGAGCACTATTGGCAGGTAATTCTACAATAAGAATACTCACTGTTGAAGGACTGAGAAATACTGTGGCATTACCATCAGGCACTGCCTTTTTCAAAAATATAAAATCAGCGTCTAATGGTGAATCATATAATGCTGTTGTTCCACTTACAGGTAATGAACCCAAGTTTGCCACAGTGACAATGTATCTACCAACACCGCCTGCTACTTCACCTCCAGTTGGTGTAATTTGGCTATCGATTACAACATCGCCACTTGATGCAATACTTAAAAAATCTCCTTCATTAATTTGATTATAAACTGTTGCTGTAACTGTTAATAATCCTTTGCCCACAGGAGCACCATTGCTGCCTGTGCCTGCAACAATACTACCAGTGATGTTAAATGGATCCCAGCCTTCTGTGTAATATACTTCTATTTCATCAAATGGTCCACCTGTTGAAGGAATATCTACACTAAATGTAAAGTTGGGAATACTGGCACCTGGATTTACATTACTAATAACAGGATTTTCTGGAGGAGGTAAACCAGGACTACTTACTAGATTGCCAATTTTAATGTTTGCCGCTGTGCTGAATTCATTTATAGATTCTATGGTATAAGCATCAGGATTGTATTCCAGTGCTTGTATCTGTGCTACCAATCCACCATCTTCAGTTTCCTGTTCTTTAACACGCATAACCCTAAACAGTTTAGGTGCCCAACCATACAAGTCGCAGGTTACTTGTATAATGTCTCCTGCCTGCGCTTGTATGCCATAAAAGGTGCTGGTAAATTCAATGACTAAATCATCACGACTTTGACGCAGTTCTACTTGTCCAATCAAATCTGCTTGAATGCTGTTGTTACATAGATCCAAGTTCATACGCAGTGTATTAACTGGTTCATTGGGATTTAATTGTAGATTAGCAACACTTGTTCTATAATAAGCCTTTTGATCTCTATTGTATTTGTTGTAAAACTCTACTTCAACTTTGTTATACAAGTCTTCCAGTCTAGTTGAACTTATGCTGATACCAGAAATAATATTATCATCACTGAATGATAATAAGTTAGGTGCTACTGTGTAGAATGTTGTTGTTGTTATTGTGCTGGCAGCACCTGACACTGTATAACGGCCTACTTGTCCTGCTGTTTCTCCTGTGGTGGGTGCTAGTTGTGCTGAGATAGTGCCAATCAATGTTCCAGTGCTATTATAAAGACTTTGTCCTTGTTCAATTCTACCATTAGGGAATGTTGCCACAGTTAGAGTTGTTCCACTTTTACTTGCAGTAAAATAAGTTGCGGCATCTCCTGGCACGCCTGCTGACACTGCTTTCTTGATCACAGGACTCCATAATCCTGTGGCAACATTGTAACTCATCCAAGCACCACCATTTTGTAAAATAGTGTCTATGTTTGTTTTAACTTGATTGCTGGTGTCTAGAATACCATTAATTTGATAACGCTCTAAAACTTGGTTAGCTGTTCCAGCACCACCTGCGGGATCTAAGTTTGCACCAGTATAACTAATATCTTCATCACAGAAATTTCTCCAAGTAGTTAATGCACTAGTGTCAATGTCTGCCGCAGGAATACCTGCACCATAACGCACACTGGTCATATAGTCATACCAAACATCAGCAGGGTTTGCTACATTGTTGGCTAATTGGAATGTGACATTGGGTAAACTTGTAAATCCATTTTGACTGTATTTCATTCTAACAATGGCAAATACTAGACCATCCATTAAATGGCTACTGGTCCAACTATTGTCGTCATCACCCCAAAAGTCATAGGCATTCATAGTCTGCCCAGAACTTTGTGGTGGATAGATTTGATCAGCGGCACTACTACCGCCAGCATAAACACGCAGTTCAACTAGATTTTTGTTTTCAACAATAAAACCAGTGTCAATGAAATCTTCTTCCTGTGCTTGTCCATCACCACTGCTGGCTCCTGTTGTGGCTGCTGTAAATACGCTGCCAACACCATATGCTCTACCGGCTGTGCCTGCTATAGTATTCCATTGTGCTTGTGTAGTTGTGCCTATTTTAGTAATAACATATGTTTTAGCAGGAGTTGATCCAACTGCTGGAACAAAACTACCTGCTGTGACAACTGCACCATTAACTACTTTTCTACCGTCTTTAACTTTTTCTAGGTCAGTTGGATCTGCAGTTAGTCTTAGATCATTCCATACCACGCTTTCTAATCCGTATATAGGTGTTGCTGTAAAATTGTTTGTGTATTCACTTAACACCAAACAATAATACATTACATCATTGTTTATGTTATCACTGGTTATTAATCTAGCATCTGTGATAATACCATTAACATAAGCACTGCCATAGACCACAGGAATCTTATTGTTAGTTGCAGGAGGAACCTGAATGCGTCCTCCCTGCGTGTTTGCACTGTTGTTTCCTTTGTTTTGGTTTCCATTTATAATCCTCGATGTCATATAAGCCAAGCCTGTGGCAATAGCACCTGTGACCACTGACAGTCCAAAACTTCCCAGTGCCCACGCACCAATGCTGGTTGCAATAACACTGGCTACATATGTAAAAGCTGGCATATCATCAATCCTTTAAGTATAATTTTTCTGTTAATCTAAAACCTCTGCGTTCTAAATCATAATCCGCTGTTGTGGTCATTCTAGTTGTAAAATAAGCATCAATTTCATTGTCTTCCAACAACTGTTCAGCAGTTTTGCAGAATTCAACAAACAATTTACCTGCACCTACAGTTCTACGATATTCTTCACGCACATACCAAACTAATTCACGCAGGCTACGCTTTTCTGGTATCCAAATGTTTTGTTCCTTGGCTGCTACCAATAATCCCACACAGACTTCGCCGTTGTAGTAAAGCCAAATATAACCACTGTGCAGTATGGCATACATTAGACTTTTAATGTGTTCAGGACGACGAGTCTGTGCGTGATCTTTATAACTTGTAGATTGTAAAAACTCTACTATTAGTTCTGTAACTATATTTAAGTCTGCTCTTGTGGCTAGTCTAATCATTTCAAATCCTTATGCAGCTGGCACATTGTTATCATTAAAATTGTCATTGCCACCGCCTACATTGCCACCATCTACAACACTGGCTGCTTTGCCTGTGTATGGACGACCAAAGTCAAAACTTTGATTAAACAATGCTTCAACTCTGTCCATACTGGGATCTGTGGCACTATTGTTAAGTTCGGTATAAACAATTTGATAGTCCTGACGATTTGTTCTGCGTCCAGAAACTTTGTTTTCCAACACACCCATGATGCTACTGGCAACAATGGTAATTGTATGTGTGACATTGACATCTTGATTCAATGTTTCAATGTCTTCCTGCACACTGAAATTGCTGACTATACCAGCAAATCTTTTATATATTTCCCCTGATATAACTTCCTGTGTAGTGTAATCAAAAAACGCACGATAAATGTTTACTTCTCCGCCTTTGATCTGTGTTCCCAATACTGCGGCGATATAAACTGAAGGAATAGCACTTAGTCCAACCTGCACTTCATCATTGGCGTTGCTGATGTTATTTTGTATTTCACTGACAGTTAAGAATCCAGCCAGTGCTTGATAAGTTTTGCTGTTGTGCGTTATTGCTTTATAACAATTACTAATGTAATAAGTTATACTAATAACACCTGCCTGTGTTTGACTGCCTGTTGCACTACTAGCATAACTAACACTGCTTGTAGTTGCACCAGTTACTACAAATGTTCCATTGTATGCTGTGGGAACCATATTGCTAACTGTGATGGTATCACCCACTGTAAATGGACTAGTTGCCTGTGTGGCAAAAGTTATAGTAGCAGTTGCACCTGTTCCGCTGGCACCAGTTGTGGGATTAATTGCTATCAGTGTTAGATCAATTAAAACACCGTGTTCAATTCGGCGTTCTGTGTCTACTGCTGGTATAACTGTGGTCATGTTATTTCCTCAATCATTTCAAAGTCACTGGTAAATTCAACAAATTGTCCAGGTAAAAATCTAATCTGCGGAAGTTTAGTAACTACTACATTGAACACTGCGGCTCTGCGTCCAACAAATATTGCTGTGCCTGCGCTAACTGTTTGTAAACTACCACGATGTGTAACCACTGTTGCTGTTGCACTAGCTGATACCTGCACATCAGCAGTGACAATATAAGGATAACTTCCTCCGCTCATTCTTAAATAATCACCAGCCTTAAAAATATAATTTCCCACAGTAGGACTTCCTGATTTAGTAATAGTTAAACTTGTTCCTGTCATTGATGTTGCTGTATAACTATCCAATGTGCCATCATTTGCTGAATCTAACTGTCCTTGATATGTTGTTAGCCAAGACATACCTGTTGCTGTTATAACACCAGAACCGTCATGATCTGTTAAATCTATAACTTGTGTAGAATATTTGTCTGCGTTAAAAATAGGTTCAAAAACAGCTCTATATTCTGAGGCAGTCCATATAGGTTTGGGTGTAACTATAAATCTAAATGGATTTGACCAGTTGCGACTGGCAACACTGAGTCTGCCACTGCGACTTACAGTCTGTGCAATTAATTTACTGCGATTAATTTCAATGTTAACCGCTGAATTGATGATATCTTGTAATGCCATTATCTTCTACTCCTTATTGGCATTTGTCTTCTGCCTTGTTCACTGACATTGTGAATAAACTCTGGATCACGAGCAATCAAACTTCTAAAACTACTGGCATCCACTGCTTGAATGTTGTAGGTAACTGCTGTGCTGTTGTTATTAACAATGGGTTGTCCCATTCCCAATGCGTGATTTGGAATAATGCGTCCTGCACTCTGTGGAACAAATAGTTCTGGACCACGCTCGCCTACAATACTGGGACGATTCACTGGAGGCATACCGCCATTGGCAAATCCAAATAACTTGCCAATGCTGCCGAAGAAACTGCCACCAGGACCAGCACCGCTTAATAAACTATTCAACATTTTCTGTGCCTGCATTCTTGCAAAGTCTGCAATCATTGAATTAATAAGATCCTTGAAACTTAGTTTGCCAGTTTGAACAAACTTAACAAACGCATCTTCAAAGCCTTTGGTAAATGACTGCATCTGTTGTGCGGCATATTCAGCATCTGTTTTAATGTTGTTGCGAAACTTCTCACCAGCGGCAATCCAACCATATCCAAAACTATCTTGTTCTGCTTTGGTTGCTGCCATTGTTTCTTCAATCTTAGCACGACGCTGATCATACAAGTCATTAATTTCTTGTAGTCGCTGTTGCATACCACCTACACCTTCAAAGGGTAGGTTTTGTATTTTTTGTATGGCTTCTAACTGCGTTTTGCGTTGTTGTTCTAAGTCAAATAACTTTCTAATACTTTCTTGATCGCTGCCACGCAGATTTAGAATACCTTTTTCTAGTTGTTCGCGTTGTGTGGTTAATGTCAATGCTTCACTCTGTGCTTTAACTTGTTCAAATGCACTTGTTCTTGCGGCATCTTGTGTGCTGGCAAAACCAGCTATATCTGCTTGAGCCTGTGCCATTTGCTCCATATAATCAAGAATGTTTTTAACTTCTTGTTGCTGTCTTGCGTATGCTCTAACTTGATCATTGGTAATGTTTAATATATCTAATTCGCTGGTTTGTAAATCTTTTAAGTTGGCAATTTCTTTATTGATTAATGCCAGTGTAACACCTTTAGCACCTTTACGCTTTTCTTCTAGAGCCGCAGTTTGGTCTGCATAGCGTTTGTTAATATCTGCAGTGGCTTTGATTAAATCTTGTTCTTCTTTGCTTTTACCTAACAGTTCAACTTCTGTGGTTAGTCTATCCATATTTGCCTGTGCGGCTCTACGATAACCATCTGCCAGTCCTTGAACAGCGTTAAGTTGTCCTTGAAGTTCTTTGCCAATTTGCACAGCATTTTCAGTTTGTTTTTTAATTGCTTCAGGATCTTCTGCTCCGGCACCTGAAGGGCGATCACCAACTGCTGAAGCAATAATACCAGCACCCACAGCACCCACACCACCAACCACACTTGCTTTATTTCTAAATGTTTGTGCTATTGTTGTATTTTGCTGTTCTAATAATGCTTCTTTCATACTACCTGGTTTTGGCACTTTGTCAACGGCGTCTTTGGCAGTTTTAGCACTTTTTCTAACAGCATCTAAACCTTTGGCTATAAAACTTAAACCACTAACAACACCTCTTGCAATGAACATACCAGGAATTGATAACAATGCAATAGTGATTGCTTCTATTACAATTGGAAATTTACCAAGCAATTCTAATAGTTTACTAAAGCCACTGATCATAGGACCAAATGCTTCTAAAAATGCTAAACGAATTTTAGTCATTGACTTTTCAAATTGATCGTTTAATTCAGCGGCTCTTTGTATTGCTGCCGCTTGCTTTTCAAATTCTGCTGTGCTTAATCCAAGTTCTTCAGCAAACTTAGCAGGATTTACACCAATCATTGCTTTGCCAAATATGTCTATTGCCATTGCTGTTTTTTGTGCAGGATCTTCAATGCCTGCCAATTTTTCAGCGGCAGTTTGCAACATTGCTTCGGGAGTAGCAGTCTTAAGCATGTCAAATGTGATGCCTAATTTACCTAATGCTTCTTGTGTTTTATCACTGCCTTGTCGTGCTTCATCAATACTTTTATAGAATGTTGTAATCAACTTGCCAGCACTTTCTGCTTTACCACCACTTTGTTGTAGTGCTTCTTGTAGTTGTAATATTTTACCAACGCTTAGATCAGTGGCTTCACTTAGATCGTTAATAGCATCAGCGGCTTGAATTGCACCACGACCAAAACTCACTAACGCGGCACCAACTAATGCTGTTTTAAGTTTATTAACTACACCAATTAGTTTCTCAGATCTACCATTTAATGAGTCAAATGCACGATCAACATCTTTTGCACCATTGACAGCATCTTTGTTAAACTGTTTGGTAGCATCATCTGCCGCTTTAATATTGCGAACATAACCTTGACTGTCTAGTTCAAGTGTGACTTTTAAGTTTGCCATTATTTGATCTTTCCTATTAAATCATCTATGCGTTTTTGTAAAAACTTTTCAGTGGGTTCTGTCATACCTTTTGGGGCTTGGCGACTATAACCTTGATCCAAGCGTTCAGCATACACATAGTTAGCATCTATTGTAGAACCACGCAGACTAGTGCTTCTACGAGCATTGCCTGTGCGTATTGGAGTAGAATCAACAAAGTAATCGTAGGCTTCTTTGGGCAATGTTTGTGCAACTCGTTCAGCCTCTTCAAACATTTTATTAACTTGACTCATATTAAGTGTCATTGCCATTGTTGCGAACCCTTTCCAACGCTGCCATCATCTCTTCTTGAGATAACTTGGGTGTTTGCTTCTTACCTTCCGCTTTGTCCTGAATATAACTTTGATATCCCAGTGCGGCATCTAATACTACTAAATCAAATGTGGAAGCCTTTTCCAACACTTCGCTGGGCAATAAACTATAACGCTTCCCTATTGCATCAATACTGAGTAACATACTCATTTCAACACCTTCAGGATCCAAGGCTTCCTGCGTTACTTTCCCAGAGTTTCTACTACCTTACCTATTACTCTAGTTAAAATATTACTGGGTAATAGATATCCATCCTTGACAATTGGTGTTCCATCTTCATCAAGAATCATTTTGTTTACTAGTTCAACCATGTCACCAAAGTCTTCATTCTTCATAGTTGCCATCTTTACGAATACATCCATGTTAGTTCTGTCGTAGACCCAGAACTCAAGACTCTCACCATATTCTTTAATGGTGTCTTCATCTGTGAGTTCAACCTTGACTAGTTCAGGCTTTTTGCTTAGTTGTGTTAGTTTCATTTCAAATCCTCATATCTTTGTTTTAGGTAATGAACGGTTGCTAGTGCAAACTTCATTCTAACTTCTGCTTGTTCCAAGTCCTTCTTGGCACATCTTAATTCCGCTAGTGCTTTGGCAATTTCTGCTTCTATACTGCGAAATATCTCATCTTCAGTTTTGTTATCAAATATCATCACATCTCCTTACTAGTTATTTATGCAAACAAAAACCCGCCGAAGCGGGTTTGTGTAATTCTAATTAAAGAATTAGGTCACTGTATAGTCACCAGTGATAGTTAATGTCACTGGACTAACCCAGACTGGAGCGTCTGCAGATACTGTAGGAGCCAAGCCAGTGATGTAGCCAAAACCACCAAGAGTTTTGCCTGCACTGCCTGTGCTTGTGTCGCCCAAGTATAGTTGAAACTCAACCTTTGTCTTGTCTCTGCTTAGACCAAAGATACCCTTGTTAACAGCCACGGCTGCGCCGGCGCCTGTGCCAAAGAATGTAGTTTGATCTAGAACAATGTTCAAGTCTAGACTGTTAGTTGCTGTAGTTGCAACTTGTTGCTTGCTGCCTTCGTCAAGTTGCGTCCATGTAAAAATATCGTTGCTGTTATTAACAGTGATATCTTGCATGGCTGGAACTGATAAGTTTGATGCATCTCCGGTCACGCTGATGTTGAGAGTTGCTTCAACGCCTGCTACGCCGGGTGCTGGAAATATGAATGCCATATTATTTTTTCCTTATGCTAAATTTGCGAATCTATATTCGCCTTCATAGATAACCCTATCGTTGTCTATGGTGACCGTATAGTCAAACAAGCGTGTAAACACGCCTGTGATGGTAGTGATATCCTCAGCACTACATAAGATCGTCAATGCTGAATCTAAATCCGTGTTTCTGTTTTTTGGGTCAAATGTGAGATACCATCTTACAATAGTTACTCCCTTTCAGATCGGAA